ATATATACTTACATAATGGATTTCTATACACACATCAGCCTTGATCAACGTAAGGAGAATATTCTCCTACGTGGCTACGAAAATGGTGAGCGTGTTGCTCACCGCATACCTTATCGGCCTTACCTGTTCGTACAAGATCGTTCAGGTAAGGCTACTCATCGATCTCTCAAAGGTGTACCAGTCTCTAAGCTAGAGTTTGAGTCACCTAAAGAACTCTCCAACTATGTCAAGCGTTACAAGGATGTATCAAACCATCAGTGCTTTGGTATTCACGTGACTCGTTTTGGTAATGACTGGAACGGTGAGCTCTCTATGAGAGTTGATTGTAATCTTGGTATCTATGCATACCTTAATGATAACTTTGAGAACATTGAGTATGATGCTACTAAGATCAAAGTAATGAACATAGACATTGAGGTTGCTGCTGATCAAGGATTCCCTTCTATAGATGATGCTCTAAAAGAGATCACTGCTATTACTATCCTTGTAGATGATCTGTATATTGTTCTTGGTTGTGGTGACTATACTCCTCACAGAGAAGATGTTAAGTATCTCAAGTGTAAGGATGAAGTTGATCTGCTTCATAAGTTCATTAGTATTTGGAAGAGTAAGAAGTATGGACCTGATGTTGTAACTGGATGGAACGTAGAGTTCTTTGATATTCCATACATTGTCAACCGTATCAATCGTGTTCTTGGTGATCAGTATAGTAAGCAGCTCTCTCCTTTTGGTACTCTTACTACTAAGCGTATTGAAGTTATGAATAGAGAGATGGTTACCTATCTTCCTGGTGGTATTAGTGTACTTGACTATATGCAGCTGTATCGTAAGTTCTCATACAAGATGCAAGAGTCATACAAACTTGATCATATTGGTCATGTAGAACTTGGAGAGCGCAAGCTCGATTATTCTGAGCACGAATCTCTACTTGAGCTCTACAAACAAGACTTCCAAAAGTTTGTTGAGTATAACATTCGAGATGTTGAGATCGTTGATAAACTCGAAAAGAAGTTTAAGTTTATTGAACTTGTCTATGCGATGGCATATGATGGTTTGGTTAACTATAACGATACCTTCACTTCTGTGCGGATGTGGGACATTATGATCCACAACTATCTTGCACGTCAGAAGATTGTGACACCTATTCTACATTATGACAATACAAAAGAGAAAGAGAGACAGATCGAGGGAGCATTTGTTAAGGATCCTTTGACTGGTATGCATAACTGGGTTGTGTCCTTTGACCTGAACTCTCTGTATCCTCACTTGATTATGCAATACAACATATCACCTGACACATATGTTGGTAAGATTGGTGGACATCATACTATCGATAACATTCTCGATGGTGCTTGGCATGATCCATCTATCAGAGCAGAACTCAAGAATAACAACACTACTATTGCTGCATCTGGTTGTCTATTTACAAAAGATCAACAAGGTTTTCTGTCTAAGATGATGGAAAAGATCTATGACGATCGTAAGGTGTGGAAGAACAAGATGCTCGATGCTAAACAAGAGAACGAGAACAATCCAGATCCTAAATGGGAAGCTATGATTGCTCAATGTAACTCTATGCAGATGGCTAAGAAGATTCAGATGAACAGTGCTTATGGGGCTCTTGGTAATCTATACTTCAGATGGTTTGATCAGAAGTATGCTGAGTCTATTACTCTATCTGGCCAGCTCTCTATCCGCTGGATGGAAAAGCATATGAACGAGTATCTCAATAAACTATTCAAGACGGAGAACGAAGACTATGTTATCGCCTGCGATACAGATTCGATGTATATTACTCTTGACAAACTTGTTAATAAAGTATATGAAAATCGAGACGGAGTATCAACAGAATCGATTGTCAACTTCCTTGACAAGGTTTGTTCTGAGAAGTTGGAACCTTTTATTGATACATGTTACGAGAAGCTCTCTGAATATGTTTCTGCTTATGACCAAAAAATGGTAATGAAGAGAGAAGCTATTGCTAACAAAGGAATATGGACTGCTAAGAAACACTACATCCTTAACGTATATGATAATGAAGGAGTACGCTATCAAGAACCTCAACTAAAGATCATGGGTATTGAAGCTGTTCGATCTTCTACACCTACTGCTTGTAGAGAGAACATCAAGAAAGCTCTGTCTGTAATTATGAATCAGAATAACGATGATCTGATAAAATTTATTGAAAATCTGAGAGCTGAGTTCAAGACTCTACCATACGAAGACATTGCCTTCCCGCGTGGTGTCAAAGATCTTACTAAATGGAAAAGTGATCTCACATTGTACAAAAAAGGAACACCCATTCATGTTAGAGGAAGTTTAACTTATAACAAACTGCTGGACGAACTAAAGATAAATGATAAATACCAGTATGTATATGAAGGGGACAAGATCAAATTCTGTTACCTTAAACTTCCCAACAGGATCAAGGACAATGTTATCTCTATCCCTGGTACGGTGCCTAGAGCTTTCAAACTCGATGAGGCGATCGACTACGACAAACAATTTGATAAAGGCTTCCTCGAACCAATCAGAACCATTACTGAAAAGATTGGTTGGAAAGTTGAAAAGATTGCGACACTAGAGGACTTCTGGACATGAATGATAATGTGATACAATTCCCAACAAAAAAATTACAAAATAAAAAAAGTGTTGAGTTAAGACTTAAAATAGAAAGAAGAATGCAGGTACTTGAGGATATGATGGATCAAAACTTTCATAGAGAAGATCCAAATTTTGTAAGAGAGCACATTGAACAGATAACAAAGTTCTGGTCTGTGCTTAGTGAAGAAGATCAAGAATACTGTCAAGTAGCAAGACATGCATGTGATGAGGGATGGGAATGGAAATGAACAAATTAGATGCTCGTCAGCAGCTTATGGTTATTACTGCTGAAGAGTGTGGTGAGTTAATACAAGTATTGAGTAAAATTCTCCGTCGGGGAGAAGTAGATGATGAATACAGAGAAAAGCTAGTTGAAGAAGTTGGTGATGTTTATGCTATGATAGATATAATGCATGAATATGATTTGGTTAGCTGGGAAGAATTAGAGGACCGTGCGGAACATAAAAAAGAAAAACTAAAAAAATGGAGCGATCTGTTTTAGGAGAAACATATGTCTGAAGATTTTGATTTTGGATTCAGTCTTGTTGATGAGAATGAACTAGAAGCTGTACAGCAAGCTACATCACAAGCTACAACTGCATCACAAACAGCAAATGAAATGCAGTCAAAGATTGATAAGTTGTATAATATGGTAATGCCTTTGCTTAACAATCTACAGCAGAATCCTGAAAAAGAATATATATACTGGCCCAATCGAGTAGATAAGATTGAGCTGTTTAGAGATAAATTACAAGCGGTATACAAATCTTGATACATTGGTTAGCACTAATAACTGCAATAGCTATTGCAGGAGTTGCAGCATGGTATTCAATCATTGGATTGATGGCTATCTTTGCAGCCTCTGCTGTTGCCATTGCTATCATGGGAGCAGTACTAGAGGTTGGTAAACTTGTTACTGCATCTTGGCTATATCAGAACTGGAGAGAAACACCAGTCCTTCTCAAAACATATTTAACAGCAGCAGTTGTCGTACTAATGTTTGTTACGTCAATGGGTATCTTTGGTTTTCTATCAAAAGCTCACATTGAACAAACAATAACATCTGGAGATAATTCGTTGCAAATTTCTCTCATTGAGGGTAAAATAGAACGTGAACAAAGGAGAATAACAGATGCAGAGACAGTTATTACACAACTCGATAATGCGGTGCAGACGCTCATCGACTATGACAGGATCAGAGGAAATGAAGGTGCGATCGCCGTTAGAGAAAGCCAACGAGATGAACGTAATAGACTGGAAGGAAGCATACAACAAGCTGCAGAAAAAATTGGAAGCCTCCAAGAAGAAAAGTTAGTCTTAGAAAAAGAACAACTTGGTCTTGAAGCTGAAGTAGGCCCAATCAGATATATAGCAGCACTTGTTTACGATAAGACAAACAAAGATAATTTAGAAGAAGCCGTAAGATGGGTGATAATAATTATCATTGCTGTATTTGATCCTCTTGCAGTTTTATTGTTGATTGCTGCAAATCAAGGGTTGACTCAAAACCGCAAAGAAGATATAATTGAGGATAAACCAACAAAGAGTTTCTTTCAAAGATTTGAAGAGGCTATAGGTCTATCGCATGAAGAGAGAGATGATGAAGATTCTTACAAAGGTATTAAGAAGAAGATTTTGCCATCTGATAAAGT